GGAGCTGAATCAATCAATCTAAGCTCCGCAGAACGTGCAGTATTCTTAGATCGGTCTTGGTCACCGAAGGATAACATGCAGGCCATCGGTAGAATCTATAGGCCAGGACAGACAGGACAAGCGCAGATCATCTACATCGAGGCGAAAGCCACAGTAGATGCAAGAGTTCTGCGGTTGAACGAAATCAAGGGTAGCTGGTTCAAGGATGTATTCGGAGAGGAATGATATGGCCGAATTAGAACTACCGAGAAAGATACGCACGTTTCTTAGTCCAGGTTCTGGTACATGGTACTTCCACATCCAGGCAGATAACAACGAAGTCATCGCGGCATCCGAAGGGTACCAGAACAAACAGGATATGCTCGACACCCTCACTAAGTATTTCCCTGAATGGGAGATAGTCGAGGAACCATTCGTAGCTAAGTCGTACCGTAAACGCAGTAGGTTCTGGAAGCGGGGGTAATGGATAAGTATGAGGGTCTAGATGTCCAGGCTCTCAACGCGCATATTGCTGGATTGATNNATCGCCGTAGACAACTGGACAATCAGATAAAGCGGTTACGGAGTCAACGCTCCCGACTAGTGAATGGCACAGTAGTCGGGAGCAATCGCTCTGGTACGCAAGACGCGAAGGCAGTACCCACAGTTGAGCTTAAGCCATATGTGGATGNAGCCTTGCGTGAATTCACTACTACGCAATTAGCGCGCAGAGCTAATGTAGCGCCACGAACTATTCAGAAGATCAAGTACCTTGAAAGTAACTTCGTCACGNTANGGATCGCCGACCAGATTNTAACGGCGTGTGGTNATATGGACGTTTTAGGTCGTACCGTCCGTATCATTCCTAACCCCGGTTGGCGACGAGAACCCGATAACGACGATTGTGGCACTTGACTTTCTACCCGATTTGTGGTAGGTTACCCCTTCACCGCACTCGCGGCCGACTGTCTAAGGACGACACGGAGGTTGCATGGCTACCGCACAAGAGCTGGATATCCCAGCCCCACCCGATATCCCCTCTAAGTGGGATATCATCCCTATTCACGCCAGCGACGTAAGCAGCTATCTTCGCTGCCGTCGTTACTGGAACTGGTCTAGTCCTGCCCGTAATAACTTACGGACTAGAGCCGATGTTTCAGGCGTTAATCCTGCATTGTGGTTTGGCACAGGTATCCATTGGACACTTGAGCAATACTACGATCCGATGTTACGCAGGCATCCTGTAGAAGCATGGCAAACTTGGTTCCATCTGCAATGGTACGGCGGTGATGTAGAGCCAGAGTTTGTTGAACAGACCTACGACAACAATCCGCATAAGATGGCGGATGGTACATACAAGATTCGTGGGCTACAGGATATCTTACCTCAGTACGATGAGGAAGAATACTTCGGCTATCGTGACCTCGGCACAGGCATGATGAACTTCTATTATGACTATGCCAGAGAGAACGATGACTTCCAAGTTATTGCAAGAGAATCGGTGTTCTCTATCCCGCTAGGTTTCGAGGCAATCGACACTCGCGAGGATAGTCCGAACTATGGCAAGAAGTCGGAAGTCCACGCTAGAGGTAAGCGTGACACTATCATCTACTGGCCGCATCGTGACGCATTCGGTGTTCGCGATCATAAGACAGCAGCCAAGGTGGATGAGGATTACTTCTCTAAGCTAGACTCAGACCCTCAGGTGTCAACTTACTTGTGGGCATCACGTGAGGAAGCTAAGATTCATGACCTACCGTGGAAGAACATCGATGAATGCTTGTACGAAGTTCTCCGCAAGAAGTTCCCCACACCACCCACGATGCTTAAGAATGGTACGCCTAGTATCAGCCGAACGGATGAAGCTGCCACAGCTAAGATGTTCAACGATTACATCGAGGAACACAATCTCCGTGTGTGGTACGATGCGAACGAGAAGGCACAGAACTATTATAACTGGCTGATCGACCAAGGCGACCGTAGATTCATTGAACGTAAGACTACCTTCCGTTCACAGAACTTCATGGATAGTACGGGTCAGCATCTTCGTGAGATTGCAGAGGAAATGCTAGACCCGAATCTCAGACTGTATCCTCGCTACACTAACGACAACATGTGTCTTAAGTGTGCATTCAGGGCGCCCTGTCTCGCAACGGAGGATGGCAGCGATCCGCAGTTCATCCTTGATAATAACTACGAGACGAATAGGGGCAGATAATGCGAGTCATTAGAATTAAGATGGGTATGGACGCTGGCCTACTTGGTGGTGTCCAGTCCGAGGTTAGTACAGAAGTGATCGTGAACGAGGAAGCTACAGAATCCGACATCGAGGAACTTGGTGAGGAAGCAGGAGATACGATTCATGCAGTACTCGTAGGTATGGGTCGTGCAATGAATAAGCACTTTGCATCGGATGACTGATGGCATTCACAGAAGTAGATGTCAGCAAGATTCTTGAACGTGCAACTGGATATCCTGTACCACCACAGTACGGCCCACTCCGTAGGTACGATAGGGAAATGCGATGTATGTCGGGTACAAAGCAGAGACGGTGTGGTTCACCTACATACTATAGAGTCAAAGGCGTTCCACTTTGTTCGACACATGCGCTGCATGAACTGAACTATCAAATCTGCGTACTTACGGGAGAGCATAACGATGACAACAGCTACGAAAAATGGAATCCGATCGACGATCAATGTGCAACCACCGAGCCAAATCTCACCTTACCTTAATCTACTCGTCTACGGAAACCCCGGAGTCGGTAAGACAGTCTTTGCCGGAACAGCCGAGGATGACAAGCAAACGAGTCCTACTATCTTCCTCGACGTTGAGGGTGGTACGCTATCTTTNCGCGAACGTACCAACCTGGATGTTGTTAGGGTTAAGTCGATTGACGAGTTGGTAGAGATGCANCGTAAGTTAGCNACGGAGAATGATGGTTACTATAAGACGTGTGTGGTNGATTCTCTCACCGAGCTACAGAAGCTGGATATGGGAGACATTATGCACGAACTCACACAGCGTAGGCCCGACCTCGACAAGGATGTNCCATNGTCANCGNGAGTGGGGTAAGTCCATCGAGCATATGCGTCGCATCGTTCGNGGATTCCGTGACTTACCGATGAACGTGATCTTCACTTGCCTGGTTATTGTTGACAAAGATGAGAACGGGATTGTAACATATACCCCGTCGCTCCCAGGTAAGTTGAAGATGGAGATTTCAGGTTTCGTGGACGTGGTAGGATATATGTCCACGGTTGTCGAGGAAGGCGAGACAATAAGGAGGATTCAATTCGCGGGTACCCGTAGAGTAATTGCCAAAGACCGCACAGCTTCCTTCGGTGATATGGTAGACAATCCTACCATTCCTGATTTGTGGAAGCTCATGCACAACAACTCAAATTCAAACGCAAAGGATAATTCATGAGTACTCTTGATCTTAGTGGTGCTGACCTTAAGGGATTCGAGCCTGTTCCTGCTGGTTCTTATCCTTGTCGTGTGTACGAAGCTTCGATGGGTGAGACTGGTGGACAGGGTAAGTTGCCTGCCGGTACTCCGAAGCTTATGGTCACCTTCGTTGTTACGGAAGGTGAGTACGAGAGCCGCAGGTTCTGGAGTAACTATTCTATTCCGCCTGCGGACTACGAGAAGGCAGCACAGCTTAAGGGAATGCTGGTGCGTTTCCTTACTGCACTCGGTTACGATGAGAAGAAGCTCACGTCGGGTAAGTTCAATCTCGACGTTGATGATCTTGTCGGACGTGAGTGCGTTGTTACCGTGAAGGTCGAGCCTCGCTACGGTGGTGAGGAAGGAGAGATGACCAACTCGGTTAGCGGTGTTAAGCCTGCTGGTAGTAAGACTACGGCAGGTGCGGGACGCGGCTTAGTCTAAAAGACTAACAATTACCGGGAATGGGATCGGGTGCTACTGCGGTGGCACCCTTTCCCATGTCTCGGCTACGAAAGGTACATAAGTGCGTGACATGAGAAACCCTACTGATCTAGGTATTAAGCTGATTAANCGGCCTAAGGGGACTAGCGTTCTTGAAGTAGCTAACCAGCTCGACGCTCACCATCGCCAAGTAAAGCTAGCTGTAGAGCAGCGCGCACTTAACGGGAGTAAACCACAAGGGGAGTAATGTCTGCATCAGGCGCCATTCAAGGGGCGTTCTTTGATTACGTCTTTGGCGACGATGAAGGCTTTGTCTGCATTGCAGTACAAGAACCAGACAAGCGTCAGACCTTCAAAGAGCAGTATTTCCAGTGGCCGAAGAACAAGGAACGACTAGTATCATACGTTAACAAGCAGGCACGCACACACAATGTATGGTTCGGTGTTAATCTTCTTGCTTCACCCAAGCGGAACAAGGAACATTGTGTACCATGCAATCTGTTGTGGGCTGACTTAGACACATGCGATCCAGAGGATATTGTACCGAAGCCACAGTGTGTGATTGAATCATCGCCGGCTAGATATCAAGCTATCTGGCGATTAGACGAGAAGCTCGATCCATTCCTTGCTGAGCAATACAGCAAGAGGATCGCTTACGCATATAGGACTAATGGGGTTGATCCGTCAGGTTGGGATTTAACCCAGCTTCTGCGTGTCCCGAATACGTACAACCACAAGTACGATGATACTCCGAGGGTCGAGCTTCGTCATGCGTATGAGACGTTAGCTCCCCTCGCCTCTCTTGGTGGTATCCCTGAGTTAAGTGAGGAAGATCAGACTTATGATCTAGAGCTACCAGATGATCTGCCCGACGTAGATCAGACTATCCTACGACACTGGCCTAAGCTCAGTCGTACTGCGTTCCAGACGTTGTACGAAGAAGAACCAGAGTTCGATTGGTCTAGAGTCCTGTGGCGATTCATCAACTTGTGTATCGAGTGTGGGCTTAACGACAAAGAAGTCTTTTCCCTCGCACTCAATTCCAAGTGCAATAAGTACGCACGTGACGGTCGGCCCGTTAGCCACTTATGGCGGGAAGTTCAGCGTGCCCGTGAATCACAGAACAAGATCAGTAAGCTGATTGGTACACACTCGCCATTAGAAATTCCCGAGCTAGTTACATCATCCGAGTTACACACGTTGCCCAATACATTGATCGAGCAATACTGTGATTGGGCTACGTTATCTACGGATGCAGTTCCAGTCTACCATGAACTTACGTTCTTCATGGTTCTGTCTGGATTGATGGCTGGTGGCTTATCAGTCAATACGACATACGGACAAGTTCGTCCTAACCTGTGGGGTCTGATCTTAGGTGACTCGACTCTCGCTCGTAAGACAACTGCCATGAAGATGGGTATGTCGTTCATCGAGGAAATCGACAAAGATCGGGTACTCGCAACAGATGCCACAGCAGAAGGTCTGATGTCCGGTTTAACTGGACGCCCGAATCAGGTGTCTATCTTCTTCCGTGATGAAATCACAGGCTTTCTTGATTCCGTCAAGAATAAGCAGTACATGTCGGGACTACCGGAACTGATGACACAGCTATACGATGTGCCACCTATCTTATCGCGTAAGCTGCGGAAAGATAACTTCACGGTCACGTCTCCTGTGTTTATCTTCTTCGGTGGTGGTATTCGAGACAAGACATATACACTCGTTACTGAACCTATGATCCTCTCTGGATTCATGCCACGTTTCCTAGTCGTCAGCGGGGAAGCTAATGTTGAGACAATCAGACGGACTGGTCCTGCTATTGCCGAGACTATGGAGGGAAAGCAGGCTATCGCCGAAAAGCTCCACAGCTTGTATGACGTGTATAATGCAACAGGCGAGTTCCAGATCGCGGGTCAGAAGGTTTCAGAGGTTCCGGCATCGATCGAAGCTTTGCTTTCGCAAGAAGCATGGCAACGGTATGGTGATATCGAGCACACAATGGCAATTACAGCCAGCCGTGCGCCTCTCAGCGAACTTGCTCTACCTACATATGAGCGCGCTTCTCGTTCCTTACTCAAGATGTGTATGCTTGTGGCTGCTGTTCGCAGGGAGCCAGATAATGGAGTGCTCGAAGTNAACGAGGAAGATGTTGCCATAGCTGCGAAGTACCTACAGAAGTGGTTACCGTGTTCAGTGGACTTAATCGCCAATTCAGGACGCACTACTACGATGCGCCTGTTGGAGAACATAATGGGTGCGATCCGGAAAGAGCCAGGTATCCTACGTGGGAAGGTGATGCANCANTANCGNCTNACNNGNNGNGANATGGATGAGGTACAGAATACGCTTGAGGATCGTGGNCAGGTTCGCGTAGAGCGTAAGGGTAAAGCACAATTCCTATACCCGGAGGATTGAGCATGTACGAATCAGAACACGACGATGCTCATTGGGAGCAGGTAATCGCTGAGTTAAACGAGAAGATCAGTGATGAAGAACAGCTGTGGAATGCCAACAAGTTCGGTGTCCACATGCTTGACATCAATGTCTACTTGCTCCAGATGAAGATCAATACGTGTGTAAGCATCCTAGAGAAGTTAGGTGTCTCTAACAAGGAAATCGAGGCGCAGTTCAAGGTAGAGTGCCTTGAGCAGTTAAGGCGTGATCGTGGGATGTTGACCGAAGCGAAGCTCGCTGCTAGTAGACCAGACATCGCAGTTCCTCCTAAGAAGAACTTACTTGGGCCTAACGGCCAGCCGATGATCTAATGCTTATCGGACTGACTGGCCAACTACAGGCAGGTAAGGATACTGTCGCAGATATCTTAGTCAAGGACTATGGGTTCGAGAAGCGTGCCTTTGCAGATGCACTATATCTGTCGGTGTGTGAGCTATTCGACATAGACCTCGAGACGGCACTACGTTTCAAGACAGACGGTACAAAGGTAGTCATTGCTGATAGCCAGTTCCCGATGGTATCTAAGGGTGTATTCACCTGGCGTGAGTTCTTGCAGCGGTACGGTACGGAATCTCATCGCAATGTATTCGGCAAAGATTTTTGGGTAGAGTATCTACTCAAGGATTTGGACCTGACCAAGAACATTGTGATTCGTGATGTTCGATTCGTGAANGAAGCCTTNGGTATTAAGATGCTTAACGGAGACATCTGGAAGATCAATCGTGAAGGATACGAAGGCGACTCTCACGTGTCCGAAGCTGGACTAGCAGCAGAATACATTAGGTTCAATATCTACAACGATGGAACGATTGCTGATCTAGAGCAGACCATCGATCATTTACTCCACGACGAGTATAGGTGGCACTAATGGACTTCAACGAGTATCAGGCTAGAGCGTGGGAAACAGAGATTATCACCGATCAGGCGTCACGATTCCACTTACGTACAGATGCCGATGACATGATGATCTTGAACTATCTCACGCTTAAGCTGAATGGTGAGGCAGGGGAGGTAGCAGAATTAGTTGGTAAAGCCATTCGTGATGGCTACGGATTCTATAACACCAGCGGTGGCAGTTACGATGAACATCGGAATAAGTTACTCAAGGAGTTAGGCGACGTACAGTGGTACGTGGCTGGTATTGCTACTGCTGTAGAAGCCGATCTTAACCTCGTAGCTCACATGAATATCCAGAAGCTACAGAAGCGGGAGAGAGAAGGTAACTTGCATGGCTCGGGAAGTGACCGCTGAGCAGCACGGCTACATTACGCTCAAAGATATTGTAACCATGAAGGTGACTGGCTTTCGTAGTATCATCGAGGACGACTCTACCTACAAGGAAGTCAGAGTAGCCTTATCAGTACGTAAGAGTATTGTGTCCGAACGATGGTACAAACTATCAGAAAGCTCATCCGTTACCATTGATCTGAAAGTATCATGACTGAACTTACTCAAGAAGCCATCGCACAACTGCTAGGTNTNGATGAAGCNACACAAGCACAACGCAANCATCCACTAGCAGAATGCGAGAAGTGTCCATTAGCTAGTAGACCTATGGCTCCGACCACAGGGCCAGCTAATAGCGATGCCATCATGGTCAGTCGTAGTCCTGGCTATCACGAAGCTATGTCTGGTAAGCCATTTACTGGGCCATCAGGCAAAGTACTAGATCACTTTCTTAAAGAGAATGGGACATCTAGAGATGAAATCAGACTCACCAATGTTGTCCTCTGTGCACCGAATGGGCCGAAGGT